TCAGCTGTCATAGTGATATAGTCGATTGGCTCTTGCCTGATTGGATATTTAATACTGATTCTATGACCTTTCAAAAACTTGAAGGGCAAAAAAAAAATAGACCAAAAATTAAATTTGAAATATACAAAACAGGAGATAAATCAATTTGGAAAATGTTTGCTAAACATCACTATTTAAGTCATTCACATAATAACGCTGCCAATGTATATGTGGCATTTGTTAATGAACAATTAGCAGGGTTTATAAGTATATTGCATCAACCACACGCAAAGGTAAAAAATATAAAAAGAGTTCATAGAGTTGTTGTTATGCCTGATTTTCAAGGAATTGGAATAGGTGTTAGACTATTAGAATATATAGGCAAAAAATATATTAATAATAAGTTTAGATATAGAATTACAACATCAGCTCCAAGTTTGATAAATTATTTTAAAAATAGTTTGCAATGGAAATGTGGTTCTTTTGGAAGAAAAAAAAATCACGGTGGCACATTAAAGGTTGGAAAATTCGGTAGTGAAAACAGAATAACCACAAGTTGGGAATACAAATTATAATAGATTAAATAATACAAATGGCACACAATAAAAAAGAGAAACTATTAAAAGCGTTAAAAGAAACGCAGGGCTTAATATACCACGCTTGTAAAAAAGCGGGTAATATAAGTAGAAGCACATACTATCGTTATATGCGAGAAGATGAAGAATTCGCTAAAGCTGTTGAAGATATTAAAGAAGCACAGATAGATTATGTAGAGGGTGAATTGATAAAAAATATATCTAAAGGTAAAGAAACAAGTATCATCTTTTATTTAAAATCTAAAGCAAGAGATAGGGGTTATGCAGAAAAGTTAGATATTACAAGTGGTGGCAAAGCATTAACAGAACTTAAAATAGAAGTTATTGACACAGGCAAAGATTAAAACAACCAATGTCTTTCACAAGGCATATAAATCAGATACTAGAATAACCTGTTTACAAGGTGGTACTCGTTCTAGTAAAAGCTATTCCTTAGCGCAATTATTTATAGTTAAATGTTTAGAAGATACAGGCAAAACATATACTATCTGCCGTAAAACATTACCTGCATTAAAAGCTACAGCATATCGTGATATGTTACAAATCTTAAAAGAATTAGATTTATATAGTGAAGAAAACCATAATAAATCAGAACTATCTTATCAGCTTAACGGAAACCTGTTAGAGTTTATTTCTGTAGATCAACCACAAAAGATTAGAGGGCGTAAGCGTAACTATCTATGGTTAAACGAAGCCAACGAATTTACATATGAAGATTGGCAACAGCTTATACTAAGAACAACAGAAAAAATCTATTTAGATTATAACCCCTCAGATCCTTATTCCTGGATATATGATAAAGTAATAGTTCGTGATGATTGTACCTTTATTAAATCTACATATAAAGCAAATCCTTTTTTAGATGAAGATACTGTAGCTGAGATTGAAAGATTAAGAGATTTAGACCCTGACTATTGGCAAGTGTATGGATTAGGTGAAATTGGTTCTGTGCAAACAATGATATTTAGAAAGTTTGAATTGGTAGATGAAGTACAGGGCAGATTAATAGGTTATGGATTAGACTTTGGGTTTACTAATTCACCATCTGCTTTAGTTGCAGTATACCAATCTGATGATAATTTATATATTAAGGAAATGCTTTATGAAAAGCGATTAACCAATACTGATTTAGCTAATAAGCTAAGGGAATTTAGAATAGATAGGCAATCAGAAATAATAGGCGACTCAGCAGAACCTAAAACAATCGAAGAAATATATAGACAAGGATTCAATATAAAACCCGCTAAGAAAGGTGCAGGAATACACTTAGGCATTGATATAATGCGTAGATACAAACTGCATATAACTAAAGATAGTTTAAATGCAATAAAAGAATTTAGAGGTTATAAATGGGCAACAGATAAAAATGGTGATGTGTTAAATACACCTGTAAAAGTTAATGACCATTTAGTAGATGCAACTCGGTATCTATGTTTAAATAAGCTGTCAATTAACCATAGTGGCAAATACTATATATTGTAAGAAAAAACAAATAATCAATTTTTATATTTATAAGTAATGAGGGAAGTAAAATTAACAATACCCGATAGGTGGTCTGACATAACAATAGAAACCTATCAAAAGTATGTAAAGATTCAAGAGGGTAAAGGAAGTGAGAAAACAAAGGTTTTAAAGAGTTTAGCTTTGTTATGTGGCACTAAACTTGTGGTAATAAAGAAAATGGCTTACAAGGACTTATTAGAGATAATGGGTATAATTAAAAAGCTAATTGATACAGAACCCGACAAAGGAGAATTTAAAAAGATATTTAAGTTTAAAAATGAAGATTACGGTTTTTGTCCTAATTTATCTCAAATTACTACAGGTGAATACATAGATTTGGAAACATATTGCAAAGAACCTATTGAAAATTTACATATTATAATGAGTATTTTATATAGGCGGATTTCATTTAAAAGAGGTGAAAGGTATGCAATAGAAAGCTATAATCCTGACCAATTTAAAGAAGAATTATTTAAAGATTGTCCAATGGATATAGCATTAAATTCGCTAGGTTTTTTTTTGACTTTAGGAAGCAAATTAGCGAGGATTTCGCTCAATTATTTGAAAGCACAGGAAACGAAACCACAAAAGGTGTGACAATGCAGAGCAAATGGGGATGGTATAACATTCTATATAGTTTATCTAATAGCATATTAGATATAGATAAAATAACAAAATTACCAATAAGAGAAGTGTTAACTTATTTAGCATATACTCAAGATTATAACGCAAAACAAAACAATAATTATGATAAGTTTTAGAAATGTAGTAGGATTTTTAGAAACAATAGCAGATAAGCATTATGAGATTAAATCGTTTCATAGTGGTTTTATGGATGAAGTCGATATAAATAAACTTGGTGCAACAGATTATATTATACTATATGCAGAGCCAGGACAAGCCGTTGTAGATAAAGGTGTATTAACCTATAACTTTACATTGTATGTTTTAGATATGATCAATGAAGATTTAGGTGATGCCCCTAATAAAGAGCGATTAGGTAGAATAGATACATTAAGCGAAAATCTGAGCATCTTGCAAGATGTTATAAATGAATTTCACCACAGCTTATATAGTACAAGTTGGGTAGATAATGAGGTTGTGTTAGATTTACCAATAACAGCAGAGCCATTTACAGCACGATTTAACAATCTTTTAACAGGATGGAGTGCAACCCTTAGTATGCAAGTAAACAACCCTAATAACCTTTGTATATCACCAATAGAAGCTAATTCATAATGCAATTTAAAAACACCATACAATCATTACAAAAATTAGGCGGTAGTGTAATTAAAGAGGGTCGTGGCATTCTTAAAAAGAAGAAGAAACAAACTAGATCCAATACATTATATAATGATTTTGACTATTTAGTTACTAATACAAAAGATACTGTAACCTTAGAATTTGAATTTGGTAGAGCAGATGATTATTGGGCATTTGTAGATGAGGGAGTTAGAGGTGCAGGTGGTTATAAAGGTAGTGGAAGAATGAGAGGGCAAGGAAGTCCTTTTAAATTCTCTAGCAAAATGCCACCACGACAACCATTAATAAATTGGATTAAAAACAAACCATTAAAAGGTAGAGATAAAAAAGGGCGTTTCATTTCAAATGAAAGTTTTGGTTTTCTTATACAAAGAGCAATATATCAAAGAGGGTTAGAAAGAACTCAATTTTTTACAAGACCATTTACAACACAATTAAAAAAACAAGAAAAAAAAATAGTACAAGCATTTGCGGATGATTTAGAAGTATTATTAGAAAAAACATTAAAAGATTAAATTATGGCGATAGGAATATTTTCATTCGAACAAGAGCCAATAGGTGATTCTGACAAATTACCTGTTATTACTAATTGGACACCCGTTGTACCTTATACTGCTAAACAAACAAGTATGACGGAAATTTATTATTTTAAATTTGTATTAGATGTGAGGTTAACGGATGCTTCAGGCACTTTATTGGCTAAAATGAAACAAAGACAAAATGGAGTTAGTTCTACAACTGATGTTTATTCCGTTTTTGATATTAAAGATGTTGTTAATTCTGTGCTATATGACACTATCGCAGATGCAAACGATACAACTAAATCTATACACACATTAGGCGCCAATGTTGCTGCAGAGCCTTTTAGTCAAAATAATAATCAATTAAGAACTATATATGTGAAAGGCTATCAAGAATTTTCAACTGCACAAAATACATCACCAAGCCTATATTTAACAAGCTATGCAGAGGACACTAAATTTTATATGCAGGCTTCTTTACCTTTAAACACAGCTAGAGGCACCGCAGATTTTCAAACTACTGCCTTTTCAAATTTTCAATTAGATGGTTCTTCAAAAAAGTTTTTGAGCGATGTAGCATCTTCTTATAATTCAATAGCGAATGTTACAGGATATGTAAATGTGGTTAGAAGCACAGATTATCATACGGTTGCCTTTTTAAATGGTGCAACTCATTTAGATAGTTCGGGTTCATTTTTTCAAATTAAATACTATGATTCAGATGGCATAATAGGAGTTGCACAAGAGATAGAAAACCATAATGCAACAGGTGGCGCACAACCTGTGTCAACTGAAGAAGTAGGTACAGACGCAGAAAGATTAATCTATTTTGGTTGTGGTCCTGGTAATTTACAAGCACAATCTGCAGTACCAGGCGCAAGACCTTCAGCATTTTCAGGGTGGACATATTATACTATACAAGCATTAGATAGTTCAGGTGGAACTGCTAAATCGGCTTTATATTATTTTGTTCAAGATGATGATAATTGCAAAGGTTTTGATGTAAGAAGATTAGGGTGGCGTAATAGTTTGGGGTGTTATGATTACTTTAATTTTAAAAAGAAATCTACACAAACAATAGAAATAACACGCAACAATTATGAAACTCTTTTGGGTGAATTTAATAGCACATCATATTCTTATGATAATTTTGGTAGAGGTGCAAAAACAAGACAAACAACTGCAAAAATAAAGGAAACTTTAAACACAGATTGGATAACACAGGAAGATGCTGTATTATTAGAAAATCTTTTAACATCTACAAATGTTTATATTATAGAAAATGATTACAGCACATATACCGTTCCTGTTGCAATTACAGATAATAGTTTTATTAAAAAAACAACTGCCAATGATGGATTAATACAATACACTATTAACATAGAATATTCCAATCCTCTTAATACCAATTCATAATGAATATCAGATTAGTTGCATATAGACCTAATACGACAACCGATACAGTAGATACTGCCTTTGAACTTGAATTAAATGAAGCACCTAATATATCTTTAAACTTTCAATTTAGTGATATTAAAGAACCTGAAACAAGAAAAGGAAGTTATTCGCAAACATTTAAATTACCATTTACACCTAAAAATGATGAATTTTTTCAGAGTTGGTATAATGTAAATATAGACACTCTAGTATTTAGTACAAGCAAAAAATTTAATGCTATAATATTTGTTGGCTCTACTCCTCAATTTGATGGTGTTCTAAAACTAAAAGCCGTATATTCTAAGGCTAGACAATATGAGGTTGTGGTTATGGCAAACTCCTCAGATTTATTTACTGAAATAGGCGATAAAAAGGTTGTTGATGCAATAGGTTCAGAATTTGATCATACCTTTAGTTACAATAATATTAAATTATCGTGGGACGGTTCTAGCACATCCTTTGACAATACATCAAGCGTTTCATTAAGAGATGCGGATGCAGGTGTTCAAAAAGTTATGTATCCACTGACTGTATCTGAAGTAGATACATTCTATTTTCCTATGGCATCTGCAAATGGTTCAGGAACCCATTTAAATATGAACCAAGCAACACTAAATGCCATAAGTAGTGATACTGAAGCTGCTGAAAATTCCACAAGCATAGAACAATTAAAACCCGCAGTACAAATAAAAGCGATACTAAAATTAATAATAGCAAACGCAGGTTTTTCTTATAGTTCCGATTTTATAGATGGTAGCTATTTTGGTAAAATATTTATGACCACCTGCAACAAGGTGGATAGTGTTGTTCCGCCTATTGTATCGGGTGACCCTGAAGTTTGGGCTTCGGGAAGTGTTTCAGGTGAAGCAGATTGGACGGGAGAGCAGACTGCCTGGCCGCCATCGGGAACGCTTTTAATACTTGGTGCAAATGAGTGGGTAGATGTTGATAGTTTTGCTCCTACTGTAGCGTGGTCAGACCCGCAAGGAGTAATACAATCAGATGGACAAACTTTTGAAATTAAGTCACCTGCACAAACTATGATGGCATTTTCAAACTTTGAACCATATAACCAATTTGCAACCGAACCCTCAACATTTAGAGCACGATTAATACCTGTTATTAGTGGTGTTCCACAATACGATAGTGATGGCGTATTATATGCTCCAGACGCTGAGGCATCTTGGGAACAAGTGGGTTCGGGAACAAACTATATTGCTAATTTAGATACTGCTATGAGTGGTTTTGTTTTTAATTTAGCAGAAAATGGAACACCCATTGTTGGCACACAATACAGGCTCCAAGTATGTGTAACAGAGGATGTTAACACCACAGGCTACCAACAAACCTGTACCTTTGGATTCAATAGAAATTCAGGCTCTAATTGGCAAGTAGATATTATTTCAAGTTGGGCACCCCTTACAGAATCTGTTGTTGGAAATACTATTGATATTTCGGCTTGTATTGACCCCGATTTAACGCAAAAGGAATTTTTAAAAGACATATTAGAGCGATTTAATATGCTTGTTATCGTTGACCCTGATAACCCAACAAATTTAATTATAGAACCCTATGTAGATTATTTAAAAAGTGGAACCATTAAAGATTGGACTGAAAAATTAGATGTTTCAAAAGAGATTGTGGTTAAAGATACCACCGCATTACAAAAAAAGGTGATTAACTTAACCGACCTTGAAGATGTAGATTTATTAAACAAAATAACATCTGAGTTTAATCCATCGTATAATGTATGGGGAAAATACTATCAAACCAACACAACAAATGAGTTTGCTATAGGTGAATTAAAAAACAACCCTGTCTTTGCACCTTTTAGAGTTGAATCAGTTTATAAAGATTCATCAGGTTCATTAAATGTACAGGGTCCAGGTAATTTAGCGGTACATTATGTGTTCTCAACAGAAACTACATCTGATGGCGTGGTAGATGTTTTAAAAAACACACAACCAAAACTATTCTATTATAGAGGGAGTGCTACAAATATACAAACGCTAATGTCTGCAGATGATGTTAGTATCTTTATGCACAAAATAGATTCAACAACAGTTCCACAAACGAGAACGGCATATGAGTTTACCCAATACCCCGTTTGTAGTGCTTGGGATATAGATACAGGGATAGCATCTTATGTAGACACATTAACAGCCGATAATAAGTGTTTATTTTGGGGTTTTGCACCGCCTGATAATCCTGATAATGACATCTTTAATTTTAACGGTTCTGTTAATTGGTCTGCCAATACATTGTATGGTTTATATTGGTCAAGTTATTTAAATGCCACATATAATGAAGATGCTCGAATGATGGAGTGTTATTTAAACTTAAATGAAGTAGATATATATAGCTTTAAATATAATGATGAAATTTTTATTAAAGATTCTTATTGGCGTATTTTAAATATCCATAATTATCAAGTGGGGTCTAAGGTTTCAACAAAGGTTGTATTATTAAAAGCTATTGACACATTAGGACCAACAGGCGCAGCACCCATAGATTTGGGTTCAGATTGTTCTTATACACCTGGCACTTTGAGTGATGGAAATAATTTGTGGCTAGGTCAATTCTATGTGTGGTGTCCTGCGGGAACTCCAGGCTGTACACCCGATGTTGCAGCAGATCCCTGGACGGGTTCATATACAGATGCTTCTTGTTGTGAAAACTTACCCAATGCACAAATCGACCAACAAGTACCTTATGAAGATGTGTATAGCGACAACCCATCTTTAGATGGATTAGTTGTGTGTCAACAAGTGCAGGGAGATGGAAACAACCCATCTAATATGCCTGCTTATTCTAATAATAATACCGCTTTATCTATGTTAAGTAAAAGTGGATTAACAAGTTATTTTAAAGCTAAATTAAATAAGAATTTTATTAGAGGTTCGGCAGATATGAAATTTAGCAAATTAATGATACCACAAACCGCAGATGATTTAGGCATTAAATATGTTAGTAGATTTAACAATATGCCACAAGTATCGGGTGAATCTCATAAACTGATCTTGCTTGGTACTACCACAAATATTGAAACCACAACATCATATATTCAAGGGGATAGTAATAATATGTCTATTCCAATACCTGCGCAATCTAATATGATGATTCAAGTAATGGGTATATCTACTGTTGTTAGTAGTTCCAATGCAACATATGGAGTGGGACACACAGAGCAATTTGTATATTATACAGCTTTTAGAAATGTAGATGAAACTGTAACTCAAATAGGAACTGCATTAGGTAGAGGTGTTGTGACTAATATAGAGTCAGGTTCTGCTAATTCATTTTTAGAAATAACCTCTGCAGATGACACAATTACGGGTGGCAAAAAATTACAAATCAATGTTAAGAGTACAGCAGATAATACAACCAAAGTATTTACCCTGGATGTGAATATGACACTACAACGAATTAACTCATTTAATTATGATACCAATTGGGCGTTGTGGCAAAATGGTCAAAGAATACAATTACAAAATAACGAGTTTTTAGTATGGAATTAAAGAAATATATAGAATCAACAAGCAAAATAATTATACCTACTATTGACCATTTACAATTAGTGGAATATAAAGGCAAAGAATTAGATTTTGTTTATGGTATGGAAGAATACCACACAAGTTTTAGAAGAATGTTTAAACAATTAATAAGATTAATATGTCAGTAAAAAGAACTGTTAAACTAGATTTAGATGCAGCAGATGTAATAAAAAAGCTAGACAGGATAGAAAAGGAATTAGAGGGTGTTAAAAAGGGTGTAGATGAAAACACCCAAGAGATGGGGCAGTTAGGTAAAGCTACTGCTGCCACAGCAGATGAAATGGGTACTTTAGCGGGGGGTATAGGTGTAGTTGCACTTGCGTTAAAAGCATTAGCAATAAGTACCGTATTAAGGGGGTTTGATATGTTTTTTACTGTTCTTAGAAACAATCAAATCATTTTAGATGCCACTAATACAGCATTTGAAACCCTTAACATTTTTATGAAAGGTTTAATTAATGACATTGTTAGGGTTACAACGACGGGTGTTGTAAAAGATTTTTTTGAAAGTTTTAATAATACAATCCCTATAAAAGAAATGACTAATGCTGTTATTAGAGCAACGGGTAAACTTGGGTTTTTTCTTAAAGCGTTGGAATTAGTTGGTCAGGCAACAGGCTTTAATCGTAGATTAGGTGAAGCGAAAGCTTTAGCAGACCAAATTGTAGAATTAAGAAACGAAGTTTTATTAGCAGAAGCTGACCAAAGGATTTTGCAACTAACCTACCAAAGAGAGGCAGAGATACAGCGACAAATTAGGGACGATATTCGTAAAACACCTGAAGAAAGGTTAAAAGCCAATGAAAGGTTGGGTGAAATTTTACAGGAGCAATTAGCAGAAGAACAAAAAGTTGCAGAGAAAAGGTTGGAGTTAGCATTACTTGAACAAAGTACGGATGAAGAAAATGTTCAATTTAAGGTAAATGTAAAAAATGCTATAGCTGATTTGGCGGAGGTAAAAGAACGGATTACAAGTCAAGAATCAGAACAATTAACCAATCAAGCTTCTTTAGAAGAGGAAGTGTCTAAAGTAACCCAAGAGGGTATAGAAAAGGTTATCACACTAAGAATGGAGGGCGCAGAACAAAATGAGATTAGTGTAAATAAAGAAATGCAGGCAAACAAAAAGAGGGTGGACGATGCAAAACAAACCTCTGACTCATTAATTGAAATTGAAAAATTAACTGCAGATGCCAAAAGAAATATAGTTGCTAACACTTTAGATGATATTGCAGAATTAATGGGTTCAGAGTCAAAAGAAGCAAAGGCATTAGCAATAGCGTCTACCCTTATTAATACCTATAGTGCCGCCACAGCAGCATTAGCCGCCCCACCTGTAGGTGCAGGTCCTATATTTGGTCCTATAGCAGCAGTAGGTGCGATTGCTTCAGGTTTGGCAAATGTCGCTAAAATTAGAGCAACCAAATTACCATATGGTGATGATGGTGGATTAGATTCGGGTCCACAACCATCAGTACCGCAAGGTTTAAGTGCATCATTAATACCTAATTTAGAGGGTATACAGGGAACGCCTGTTGGTGAGGTTGCACCTGTCCAGGCATTTGTAGTAGAAAATGATATTTCAAGTGCTCAAGCGTTGCAGGAAGAACTAGATATTCAATCCACATTATAAACAAAAAAACAAAATTTATATTTATTAGTGTTATGGCAAAAAAACGAAAACTTATAGAATTAATAATAGATGAAACTGCAGACCACTTTGGAGTTGATGCTATTAGTGTTGTTAAATTTCCTGCTATAGAGGAAAATTTTGTGTTCTTCAATAATGACTTTTTATCATTAGCAAAAGTAGATGAAGAAAAGAAACAATTAATTGGTGCAATTCTGATTCCTGATAAAAAGATTCCAAGACTAGATAAAGACACCAATGAGGAATACGATGTGTTCTTTACTAAAGATACCATTAAACAAGCGCAGAAGCTATTTATGGCTAGTTTAAACAACAATAATCACACCCTTGAACATAAAGAGCCAATACAGGGTTTAACTGTCGTAGAATCGTGGATTAAAGAAGATAAGAAATATGACAAGTCAAATATGTATGGCTTTAATAATTTGCCTGTGGGTAGTTGGTTTGTACAAGTAAGTGCAGAAAACAATCCTGAAATTTGGGACGCTATAAAAAACAAAGAAGTTCGTGGTTTTAGTATTGAGGGGTATTTTACAGACAAATTAATTGAAGCATCTAAACAAAAAGACATTTTAGATGAAGTGTGTGAAGATTGTCCTGATGAATTTATGATGGGTAAAATTAAAGATGTTATTCTACAAAATGAATTAAGACCTGTAGGCGCATTAGATGGTGAGCCATTATTTAGAACAAAAGAAGAAGCTATGTTATATGCTGAAATGTTTAAAGGTTGCTCAGGCGCACATTCGCACAATGTGGATGGGGTTAAACTATTTATGCCTTGTGATGATCATTCTGCAGCTACAATGCGAGAAGAACACGCCGAAACAGGACGAAAAAAAAGAAAGAAAAAATACAAAATGTTAGAATATGTTGCATATGCTAAAAGAAAAGCTATGTTAAAGTATTCGTGGGATGATTGTATGAGAGACCAAATCAAGGAATATGGTAACAAAGAAACGGCAGCTAAAGTCTGTGCCGCTATCAAAAATAAGACAGTAAAACGCTAAAAGAAATAAACAATTTAAACACCTTTATATTTATTAATGTTATGGGAACTCTAGAAAAAATTTTAAATATCTTAAAAATGAAAAATGAACCTAAATCTTATAGCGTAAAGTTTTACGCTGAAATGAAATTAGATGATGGTCGTGTAATTGCTACAGAAGATGAGCAATTTATGATTGGGTCTAAAGTATTTGCCGTTGGTGATGATGGCGAAGCGGAAGCGTTGGTAGCAGGTAGCTATACAATGGAAAACGGTAATAAAATGACTATCGGGGATTCATCTGAAATATTAGATTTAGGTGAAGAAAAAGAAGCCGAAGATGTTGAAGCATCTGAAGAAGAACTTTCTGAAGAAGTTGCTGAAGAATCTAAAGAAGAAGAATTAGCTGAAGATGATGAAGCGGCAGTTGATGATTGGGCAGGAATGGAAAAAAGAATTAAAAATTTAGAAGATGCCGTAGCTGATCTAAAAGCAGATAAAGTAGAAGCATCTACTGAATTGTCTGAAGAAACTGAAGAAGATTCTGAAGAAGAAAAAACTGAAATGAGTTCAGAAATAATTGGTGAACTTATGACACAAGTTGAAGAACTTAAAACTAAGATAGTGGAATTAAGCGGTGAACCTGCAACGGAGGGTATTAAATACAATCCACAGGGTGAGCATTTTAATTCTACTGTTGATTTAAAGAAACTGTCTACAAGAGAAAGGGCAGCATATTACATTAACAATAAATGATTTTAAAAATGGCAAATAATAAATATAATTTAAGTAAAGATTATCAGTTTGATATAACCGTAACTGATAACACCTATGCAGGTAAATTAGCATTGCCTTATGTAACGGCTGCGGTAAAGTCACCTGATACTATCGCTAAAGGATATGTAAGACAAATAGACGGTTTAAACAGAAAAGCAGTAATTTCTAATTTAGGCGTTAGTGACCCTGTGGTTGCTGCGGCTTGTGCTTTTTCATCGGGTGATGATACATCATTAACTGAGCAAGTTCTGACATTAACTGATATGAAAGTTAATGAAGAAGTTTGTAGAGGAACTGTATTTCCGACTTGGATTGGGGAAAATATGGATAGAAATGGTAACTTACCAGGAACATTTGAGGACTTTTTATTAGCATCTATTGCAGCAAAAGCAGGTGCGCATATCGAAAATATGATATGGAAAGGTTCTTCACCTTTTGGTGTTGGTTTCCAATCAGATGATGGTTCTTTAGATGAAACAGGTGCTGATGCTTCTGCAATGAAAGATTTTCACGAAGTTGATTTAGATGGTGCTATTACTACTGCTGATATTTTAACTGATTTAGCGGCAGTTTATGATAAAGCAGTTGCTTCTGCTGTAGGTATTATATCTAAACCAGGTTTCGGTTTTTATATGAATCAAAAAACTTACGCTTTATATGCACAGAAATTAGCATCTGAAACTACATTCCAAGCATTGGGTGCTGCAGGTCAATTTAGTGGATTAACTTATATGGGCTTTCCTATTTATGTTTGTCCTGGTATGTTTAACGATACAATCGTTGCTACATATCCTGAAAACCTTGTAGTGGGAACAAACCTTGCAACTGATTGGACAGAAGCAAGAGTTATACCTACTTATCAATATGATGGTTCAGACAATGTAAGAGTTGTAATGAACTTTGCAATGGGTGTACAAACTGCAGTAGGTACAGATGGTGTATACGCTACATCTGTTTGGACTTAATAGATACTTTAAATGGGGAGTTGTAATATACTCCCCTTTTATTAACTTTTAAAAATTAATAAAAAATGGCTTGTGATATAACAAGAGGACGATTAATAGACTGTAAAGATACTGTAGGTGGTTTAAAAGCTATTTATATTGCTAAATCTTATTCTAATAATGTTTCTGCGGCTGCAACTATAAACGCAACTGAGATGACTACGGCAGGTTTTGCTACTTGGTCTTGTTGTGGTGGTACTGTGGAAGTATTTAAATATGATTTAATACCTAATTTATCAAGTTTGAATGTTACTATAAATTCAGACAATGCTAATGGAACTACATTTTTTACACAAGCATTATCTGTAACATTGCAAAAGATAGATCACGATATGACAAATGAATTGCGGTTAATTGCATATAGTAGAGCGCAAATCTTTGTTCAAGATTCAAACGACAATGTGTTTTTATTAGGTATAGACAATGGTTGCTATGTAACGGGTGGAACTGTAATTACAGGTACTGCTAAAGGTGATTTAAATGGTTATACTATAGAATGGGGTGCAGAAGAAAATAATGCCTTAGTTCAATTACCTGCAAGTGCGGGTGCAGCAACTGCTAAATATCCATTTGATGGATTATCTGACGAAGCTAACTTAACAATTACATCGGGAAGTTAATCGTTACTCTAATACAAATAAAAAGGGGGTATTTTTGCCCCTTTTTTTGTACATTAAAAAACAATTATTTAATTTTTATATTTATAATAAAGATAGTATGGCTTGGAAACTAAAAAAAGAATGGGAAGGTAAGAGCATCGACTCTATTAGAATACCTTTAGATGATTTGACGCAAGAGCAAATAATGAAACTTAGGGATAATGTAAGAAACAATTTATTCATAGAAGAAAAACCTAAAAAGAAGAAGAAAGATGTTTCAATTTGAAGTAGCGGGGGCTTCTTGGGATAATTATTTTTATATTAACCTCTATGACAAGATGGTTAAGAATGGTAATGAATTTACGCAAAAACCCGTATTTGCAATAACAAGCCAACAAACAGGAAAACAAAAACTTTTTTTTCCTAATACTTGGGCTATGAGTTCACATTACGAAAGGTATTATAAGTTTGTGGTTAAATATATAAAAACAGAGGTGGATGGTGTTTTTTATCCTGGAAACGGTTGGATAGCATTAAACAATAAAGATTTTCCTTATGGTTTTTATGATTTACAATTATATCAAAAGAAGTATGGATTTACCACTTTAGATTTAGATAATGTTGAGGGTGTTATTTATACAGGACTTTTGAATGTTAAACCGTTAGACGCTTCAGATATAAGTGTTGAAGTTCAATATAACCAATATAATGACAATGATTCAGACACAGATAATGTTTATGTAACCGCCACACTATAAGAAATTAATATGAATTTAGATTTAATAAAATTATCACATTATAACATTCCTCATTTAGTAGAAAATCCACAACAAGATTGGATTTCATTTGGTGAGGATAACCTTTACCCTAATTATTTGTTAGAACTATTCTTAGGAAGTGCCATTAATGGTGCATTAATTAAGTCAATAGGAGCAATGATTTATGGTGAGGGTTTAGCAGCAACTAATGTTGATGAATCTACTGATACCAAAGAATCGTATTTAAGATTAACGGAATTATTACACAATTCTGATGATGATGTTTTAAAAGACCTAGCAATGGATCTAAAATTGTTTGGTGGTTGTTATGTCAATGTAATATGGTCAAGAGACAGGAGTAAAATAGCTAAAATGATTCATATACCCGCTCAATATATTCGTAGTGGTAAAATGGTAGATGGCGAAATAGATACTTATTATTATTCAGCAGATTGGTCAAAAGCTAAAAAAGGTGAATATAGACCAAGACCATATCGGGCGTTTTCCGTAGAAGACAGAAGCCAGGCAAGTCAAATCTTAATGATTAGAGATAAAAACCCTGCTTTATTCTACGGATTCGCACCTGATTATGTAGCTGCTACGGATTGGATTCAAATGGAATTAGAAATAGCACAGTTTCATTTATCTAATATAACCTCAGGAATGACACCATCTATGCACGTTGGATTTTCTAATGGAATACCAACAGAAGAAGAACGCAGAACTATTGAGCGACAATTAAACCAAAAGTTTGCAGGTAGTGGTAATGCAGGAAAGATATTAATTACTTTCAACGATGGAAAAGAAACCACACCTACTATAGAACCAATACAAATGAATGATGCACAATCTGCGTGGGTTGAAATGCAAAAAAGTGCAGTTTCAAATATACTTGCGGGGCATCGTGTAGTGAGCCCAATTCTCTTTGGAATCAGAACAGACACAGGTGGCGGATTGGGTAATAATGCTGATGAATTACGAGATGCTTATAGTTTATTTAACAATACAGTTGTTATACCCTTCCAAAACACACTTTTAAAGGGTTTAGAGAAGATATTTAAAGTTAATGATATAAACCTTGATTTATACTTTAAATCGCTTAAACCTGCTGATTTCATTGATTTAGAAGTTACAAAAACACAATCAGAAGAAGATCAAGAAAAAGAGGGTGTAACAAAAGAAGATATAGACACTGAAGATTTAGTTGAAATGTCTATAGATGTAGATGATGATGATGTATGTTTAGATTATTTTGATGAAATAGGAATAACATTAGATAATGAAGAATGGTATGAAGCGCATATAGAAGAATTAGATGAACATAATATAGATAGTAGATACCACGAATTTGCATATGCACCTGCAGGTACACCAAATGTTGCAGATAGTTCTAGTGATATAGGTTTGTTTAGAATTTTATATAGATATTCACAAACTTTATCTATTAGTAAAAAAACAGGCAAAGTAACAAGTAGAAAATTTTGTGAAAAAATGGTAGCAAAATCTAAACAAGGTACTTTATATAGAATGGAAGATTTAAAGAAAGCATCGCAAAAAGCAGTTAATAAAGGATTTGGACCAAACGGTTCTAACACATATAACATTGCTTTGTATAAAGGTGGTGCTAACTGCAAACACAAGTGGGAACGAGTATTCTATTTTAGGAGAAGAGTTCCAAAGGGGCAAACATTTGTAGATGTAGATGGAAAAGAATATCAAGAAAATGAATATTTACCTAATGGCACATTAAATAATTTTAAGCTAGTATCACAACAATTTGCTAATGGAAAAATGCCAATGCCAGATGATGCAGAAATGAGAAAGACAACGTGGAAAATGAAAAATCACGGATTTTTAAGACCTAGAAAAGAACGAGAAGAAAGCAGGTCAACACCTGTATAAAATAATTAAAATATGGCAATACAACACACATTATATATATCAGCAAGCAGGTTAAAAAAAGATACTGCATTAGGTGGTTCAGTAGATGACAACCTAATTATGCCTTATATCTTATTGGCACAGGATATGAATATATTACCAATTCTAGGAACTGATTTAGATGCTAAATTAAAAACAGAGATTCAAGCCGACACATTATCGGGTGTTTATAAAACATTAGTAGAAACTTATATTCAACCCGCATTAGTTCAATTTGCGTTTTCAACACTTGCACCATATCTTAGATTGCGTTTCAGTAATAATAGCGTAGTGGTTATGGGTGCAACAGAACAATCTTCAAGTGCTACCTATGATGATATAAAACCATTAATGGACACCGCTACGGATGCTGCTGAATTTTACAGACAAAGGTGCATAGATTACCTAAGAGATAATACAAGTTCTTTTCCTGAGTATTCAAGTAATACAGGTTCAGATTTAGATCCTACCACAAGGAATTACTATGCAGGAATAAATTTAGATTCTAATGTCCCTAGAAGTAATAGATTAAAGAGTTTTTTACAGGGCGCAGATATTACTATTTATGGGTGTTAAGAGAAGAAAATATCCGCAGAGCGTGGAGAATTTTAAGAAATTAAAAAGATATATTAAAAAATTAAATAAAAATGGCAGGACAAAAGTTAACAGACAAGTCGGGACTAGATTTTAATACAAGTGCGGGTGATTTATATATGATTGTGGATGTCGATGACACCACAGGTAGTTCGGCAGGAACATCTAAGAAATTAGATTGTAGGTATGTAATTCAAACAGATGACATTTCTGTTTCAAATAGTGACTTTACATCTATGGACGATAGCGGTGGTGCGGGAACATATGTAACGCTAGTAGACGCATTTGGAACGGGGTATGCACCTGTGATTTTAGGGGTTAATGTGGCGGTTACACACGCTTCACCTGATGATAGTTCTAACAAAGATTTGAAAATTGGATATGTAGTGGACTCAACTCAGTATGCAATCAGCCAACGGCGCTTTATGAGCGGTGTTGGGGCTAATGCGGTTTATCCTATGGCTCCACAACCGGCTTCAGATGGAGCGGGTTCCTCATATGACAACGCAAAAGTGGTTATGTTTTCAAGTGGGAATTTTAACGGGGGTTTTAGTGCTGTTGTTTATATTACTTACCAAGTAATAAAATTATCATAATGAGATACTTACTATTATTATTACCGCTATTATCATTTAGCCAAATCGACTTTTTTAAGTATTCCACCATATACACCTCAATGAGTGTGAACACAAGTATGGTTGAAGATGAAGATTATATTTCTGTTTCTAAAGGTTATGAAGATGTAACTCAAATTAATCCTTATGACTATAATTTAACTATCGGAATTAGAAAAATTGCACGATTTGATTATGAATATAAAGTAAAAACCTGGTACTATGGAAACGAGAAAGCATTTTCTGATAAATCTACAATAGGTAATGCTTTAGGTTGGGAATATCTTTTCAACTATTCTTTTATAAGAACTAGAGGTGATAAATTTACAGAACAAAATTTTTGGTTAAGATATTTAGGAAATAAATGTGTTACCAAAATACAATACACCGACAATCAAAGGGTGGATTTAAAATATAATTCATTTGACACCCGATTAAGAATAACTAAAGGTGATTTTGATTTTAGTCTTGGTGGTGTTTTTCGTGTTCATAACCCTTATGGCTTTGTTCCTATTCGTGATTTTTGGACTCCTGGCGAACAATCGTTTCCACAATTAGCACAAGATTTTGGTTATTCTAGTGAGTTCGTAAATGGTTCGTGGCATTGGTTTAAAGATGGTGAATTATTAGCTACCTCAAATGATGAATTTTATAAACACTATTTTGGACAAGCGATTGCAGATTTTAATACTCAAGAATTAGAGGCGTTGGGTATGCAAAAAGAACTTAGTTTAGTGATGGGTTTAGAATACTATAAATATGATCCTAATTTTTGGGTTCACATTTGGGCTAATCTAATGCCTTTACACTATGGTTTAGATAGTTTCTCTTATGAGTATGAAGAAAATGCCTTAGATGGCTTAGAATGGGACACAGGCGCTATAATTGGCTTTAGGGTTAATAAGCATTTAGGATTGTTCGTTGAGGGTGTGCATTTGAAGTATTGGGGAAAACATATATACGAGTGTAAATTTGGGTTTAATTATTTAATATATTAGTTATGAAAAAATTAATGTTTTTATTCTTTATATTTTCAATTTCATTTTCACAAGATTATGATTTTCAAGAATTATGTATTGCTTGTGCTGAGTCTCAGGGTTTTTATTGTGGAGATGACCCTGCTAATTGGACACAGTATTCGCCAGAGGGTTGTGTTCAAAACTCTTGGATAAATGATGGGTGGATCGATTGTGTAGATGCAACAGATGAAAATGGTGCAGTTCCAACACTAATAGAAGAATGCACCCCACCACCACCAATCTGTGATACTATCTATATAGTAGAATACCTTGATTGTGAAACAGGTTTACCTTGTTATGTTGGATTGCCTCAATTAATTAAAGAGTCGGAAAATACAGATTTTTTATATAATCTTAATGGTGATGTTATTGCAAAACCACAAGGAGTATATATAGAAAATGGTCAAATAAAATATAATATAAAATAATGGCAACAAGGAAAAAATGTATATGCGGACAAACAAATAATTCTGAGGGGTTTTGTGATGGTTCGCACAGTAATGTTTGTGAAGATGATTTAGATCAAAATGAAGATGTTCCTTTTGCTGATGAAATAAAACAATAACAATATGGATATATTTAAAGATAATAACGATTGGAATGAAAAAGCCATAATTGGATTTGTTGCTTTCTTAATAATGTGTTTAATAATGATAGCTGATTTACTTACAGGATGGGTAGGAAAAGACCTTGTAATAAATGAATTTATTTACAATAGTTTTGTTTGGATTGTTTTAGGGTGTTTTGGTATTAGTGGAGTAGAAAAGGTGTCAAGTAATAAATGTGATAATTCTTGTAAGAAATGAAAATAAACGAAGGTTCTGAATTTACTTTAGATTTAAAAACTATAATTCTAATTGTCGGTGGTATTATATCTTTATCTGCTACTTATTTTACTTTACAAGCTGAAATTGAAGTTGCTAAAAAATTACCTGAGATGCCTATAAGTGAAAAAGAATTTGAATTAAAAGATAAATTAATTCGCCAAACCATACTCAATAACGGCACACAATTAAAAAGTCAACAAGAACAATTAAATAAAATTGAGAATAAAATTGACAAAATAGATGAAAGGTTATATAACATTAATAATAAGTAGTTTATTTTTTATAAGCTATTCGCAAGTTTCCGTAATTCATTTTAATAGTGAATGGAACGCAGATAATAATTATGATATTTCAATTCTAAAAGATTGTGAAAAATCAGATGTGGTTATTTGCAATAGTCCTGAATTACAGGAAAAATACAACATCTTTTCAGTACCTACTGTTATTATATTAGATAATGATATTGAAATTGCAAGATTTGAAGCAAATATAATGATGCAATTAGAAGCGACAAAAGAAGAAATTCAAGACCAAATTGAAAAGATTCACCTAGCTAAATTCGAATGAAACTTTCTAAAAATTTTACATTAGAGGAATTAACAAGAAGCAATACCGCAGTTAGAATGGGTATAGACAATACCCCCTCTAAAGAACATATATTAAAATTGCGACTATTAGCCACCGAATTTTTACAGGTTCTGCGTGACCGTTTAGGACCTCTTAGAGTTACGAGTGGCTACAGGTCGCCTGAATTATGTGAAGCTATTGGCAGTAAAAAAAGCAGTCAACACGCAAAGGCAGAAGCCATTGATCTACAATATTTTAAAAGAGGTCAAATGGATAATCTAATGATATTTCAAGCTGTTGTAGATTCAGCATTAGAGTTTGACCAAATGATTTTGGAATTTGGCGATAGTACCGAAACAAGCGACCCACTCTACCCTGATTGGGTTCATCTTAGTTGGAAAGTGACAGATAATAGGCGACAAATATTAGTTGCTTATAAAGACGCAAACAATAAAACCAAATATAGACATAAATTAAATTATAATTCGGTATGAACTTTATAGGTAAATTATTAGGTGGTGATTTTTTAAATGGTGTTAATAAAATTGTGGATAATGTTGTAACTACGGATGCTGAGCGTAAACAATTAAAAAATAACTTGCGTGAAATAATAGCCAAAGCTGAAAGCCAAGCACAAGAACAAGTAACAAGAAGATGGGAAGCAGATACTAAAGCGGGGTGGCTACCTGCAAACATAAGACCATTAACCTTGATATTTTTAACCTTTGTGTTTGTAGTAATATCAGTATTTGATGGGAATTTGGGTGGGTTTTCAATATCATCAGCATATTTGCCAATTTATCAAACTTTGCTACTTTGTTGCTATTCTGCCTACTTTGCAGGACGCTCCATCGAAAAAATTAAGAAAAAATAATTTGAAAAAAGACTATAGATTAAGACTTAGCAAAACCGAAAAGAATTTAATTGAAGAATATAGAAGTAGAGAAAAAAACGATTTTCGCAATGTTTTGGTGGTGGGTGATTTGCACGAACCCTTTTGTCTTGATGGATATTTAGAGCATTGTTTATCAGCTTATGAAAAATTTAATTGTACTGATACAGTATTTATTGGCGATATTATTGATAATCATTATAGTTCTTTTCATACTGCCGATCCTGATGGTTATGGAGCGGGTGAAGAATTGGATAGGGCAATAGATAAAATCCAGGTTTGGTATAAGTATTTTAAACACGCTAAAGTTTGTATTGGAAACCACGACGCTATTGTAAGGCGTAAGAGCTTCGAGGTGGGGGTTAGTAAGAAATGGGTTAGAGATTATAGTGAAGTCCTTAGAACGCCTAATTGGGACTTTAAAGAGGTTCATAAAATAGATGGTGTAATATATACACACGGAACAGGAACAAGTGGCAGAAATGCAGCTGCTAATAAAGCCTTACAATTCGGACAACCAACCGTACAAGGTCACATACATACGGAAGCATCCGTTATAACTGTTGGTGAGCATTGGGGTATGCAGGTTGGATGTGGTGTAGATAGACAAGCATATGCTATGGCATACAGTAAATTCTTTCCTAAAACATATAAAATAGCTTGTGGAGTCGTTTTAAATAATGGCACACAACCTATTGTTCTACCTTTGACAACTCTGTCAAAACAATAATTTTTACTTTATTATTAAATTTTTTTTCTTTTTATTTGTTTTATATTAAATTTATTTTATATATTTGTTTTATTGTTAATTATTAAAAACTTATAAAATGACCAAAATATATAAAAATATCGAAATGGATGTAGAACAAATATCAACAAGCATAATGGTATTTGAGAAATTTATTAATAATGAAAAAAAAGACATTGAATTTTTTACTGACAAATTAAATGGTAGTTCTTCTACAGAAGAAGTAAAACAATTTCAAAAACACATTAAATCAAGTAGAGAAAAAATAACAGGATTTAAGAATTTAATTAGTCAAATGTCAAACAATCAATTCATCACTAAACATATTTTATAATGAAAGAATCAGTAAAACAAGAATTAACAGCATATATAAATGAAAATAAAAATGATTATTCTGAAGAATTACATTATCACCTTTTTAATCAAGATTATTATTTAATAGGATACCACCAATGTCAAGAATGGTTAGATCAACACGATATTTCAGTATTTGAAGCACTTGAAACTATTAGGGAATATGAAGATTTCCATTTTGGGGAATGCAAGTCTTATACTAATGCAGAACAGACCGTTAATATGCTTGTTTATATATATGGAGAAGAATTATTAACTGAAATGGAATTAATATGAAAACTAAAAGAATACAAGATATAAACACCTTTCATTGTTCTGATAACGAAGTTTGTTTATCAGGTAAAGATGAAAACGGAAATGAATTTACAATAGTTTTAAATGCTTTTGAGCTATTGGAATGGTTAGATATAGAATACATCAAAAAGCAAACATTAAAATATATAGAACAGTTATGAAAAATTTTAATTTTAAAGAGGGTACTCAGAAACAAGTTCTTTATGATTACCTACTAACAGGAAAAACTATTACAACTAAAAAAGCTATGATTGATTTAGGCATAGCAGATTTACAAAGTGTAATTAGAGATTTAAAAAAAGCAGGTGTACCAATAGACACTCGGGACATTAAAGTACATACCCGATACACTAAAAAAGATGGTTCACCTAAATATGCTTATGTAAGGGAATATAAATTAGAAAGTGTATTTGAATGTAATACACATACATCTACCTTTAGAACAGCAGAAGAACAAGCCGAATGGGAACAATGGGAAGGCGAAAATCCGTTTCCTGAAGATCTAGCTAAAGAAATAGAAAAAAAACATCAACATAGTCATAGTGGTAACTGTTCGTATTTAAATAAAGATAATGGTATGGTTAGTACAGTACAAAGTTGGTTAGATAGAATTAAATAAACTTATTAGTTTATTAAAATAATTTGATTAAATTAGTGTTTAAATTAAAAATAGTTAATATGGATTTAAATAGAAGAAGACAGGATATTATTAGTTTTGCAATGTATAAAAACAAGATCACAAAATTACAACTATCTAAAGCGCTTGGAATTTCATACCCAACAATGCTTAGTAAATTAAAACAGACAGGAGATTTAAAGTTAAAAGAAGCTGATAATCTTTGTACTTATCTGAATATAAATTTAAACGAGTTTTTAACCTTAAATAATTAAAGATGCAGGAAACTAAAAAAGATATTTTAAATAGATTATTTGTAGAAAATAATTTAACAAGTGAAGATGTTTTTAAACATCAACACTACACCATCATCACCCGTAATGGAATTGAAAAGATACAAGCTAATATGAATATATATATAGAATATGAGGTGATAAAATGTGAACCAAATTTTGCGGTTGTTAAAGCAAAAGGTGAAATAACAGATCAAAAATTTATACAAACATTTGGTAGTGCTTTAAAAGGTAAAAGTTATACAGATGGAAATACTAATAGTTGGTATGTAATGGAAATGGCAGAGAAAAGAGCAATGAGCCGTGCAGTATTAAAGTTGGCAGGTTTTTATCAATTAGGTTGTTTTGCCGAAGATGAAGCAGATGCGTTTAAAAGGAGTAATAATTAATAAATAAATAAGATGTATAAAATAAGAGGAAAAATTAAAAGTATAGAAACATTAAATATTAACACTCAAAAAGGTGATTTCGTTAAAAAACTAATTACAATAGAAGAATTAGATACGGGGTTTAATCACGTTCAGCAGTTTGAGATTTTTGGACAAGAGAGAATAAATGTAATAGAAACTAATCATAAATTAAAAGAGGGTTTAATAGTTAATATAGATTTTTATATAAAAAGTAATGATTTTAAGGGAAAATTTTATAATACTCTAATGGTTAAAGAGTTGAGAATAGAAAACACTTTTATAGAAGAATCTACTGAAGCACCCTTCTAATTATAATGCCTGTATTTTATAATATGGGCATTTTTTTTATATTTAATGATTATGAAGAAAATAAAACAAACATATTTCAGTCACGATTCTAATAGTAGAAATGATATTAAACTAATAAAAGTAAGAGCAAAACACGGATATCAAGGCTATGGTATATACTTTGCTTTGATAGAATTATTATTTAGCGAAGATAATAAACTTTGTGTAGATGATTTTGAAACACTTGCTTTTGGTTTAAATTGTGATTCAGATATACTAAAAGATATTATTTTAAACTATCAATTATTTATAGTAGAAGATAATTGTTTTTATTCTAAGAGATTAAATACCACTATTGATGAAATAAACAAAAAGAGCCAACAAGCGTCTGAAAATGCAAAGAAAAGGTGGTCTAATGCGACAGCAATACCACCGCATTCCAACGGTAATGCTATTAAATTAAATAAAAATAAATTAAATGAAAATAAATTAAATCAAACAACTAATAGAATACACGATTTTAAAAAATCGGTATTTACCCACAAAGATTTTGATAAAGAAGATTTAGAAAATTTTTATGCCTATTGGTCAGAGTTAAATAAGTCAGGTAGTAAAATGAGGTGGGAACTTGAGCGCACCTGGAATTTAAATCTACGATTAAAGAGGTGGGTAAACAATGGGTTTAATAAAGAAAAAAATAAAATGCCTGATTATTTTGATGAATTATTATATAAAAAAATGGATCGTGAGGGTAGAAAAAAATATGAAGAAAAATTAAAGTCACTTGGATATGAATATATATATAACCCTAATAGTGGCGGAAAATGGATTAAAAAGTAATTATTATGAAAAAATTCAATTATTCACGAAAAGCATATTATACTGAAAATGAAATTCACCAAGAAACTTTTAGAATCACGAACTCTTGGGAGCGCAATTTATTATTGTCAGAATTTTTAAATAAATTAAGTGTAAAAGATAAATTAGAAATTATAGAACAATATTATAGAGGATAGGGGGTGTAAAAAGCTGTTTTAAGATTTGGTCATCACGCAGCTTTAAATGTGTTCTATACACCCCCCCTCTTTGACTCGAACCACTATGAAAAATAGAAATTTAACACATAGAGATGATTGGAAAACACCACAAGATTTTTATAATAAATTAAATGAAGAATTTAATTTTGATTTTGATCCCTGTCCATATATGCACGATATGTCTTGGGATGGGTTAAAAATAGAATGGAAAAGTAGAAATTTTATTAACCCACCATATAGTAGAAAATTAAAAGAAGCCTTTATAATAAAAGCAATAGAAGAAAGCAAAAAAGGAAAAGTTTGTGTTATGTTATTACCCGTATCAACATCCACCAAAATATTTCACGACCATATTCTACCGAATAAAAAAGAAATTAGATTTATTAGAAGAAGATTAAAATTTAGTGGATATAATACAAAAGGGGAATATGTAGATAATAAAGTTGGTATGCACGACTCAATGCTAGTTATATTTTAAAATGAAAACAATATCAATTTTAATTTGTTGGGTTATTACATTATATATGCTAATAAACACAAACAATACTATTAAGGACTTTAACTGTAATATTAAAAATTTAGAAGATATTTCACAGACCTTGTTAATAGATTCATTACAATTAGAGATAATGGAAATTGGAGCGGAATTAGATTCAATGTATTTAAAACACGATTAATGAAAGAATATCAATTACAAAAAGCAGTTTGTAAATATTTAGATTTAAACAATGTTTTATATTGTGGTAGTATGGGTGGACAATATCAAGTTCATTTTAGTCAGCGTATAAAAGCCAAAAAGTCTGGCTACAAAAAAGGTTTTCCTGATTTATTTATATATGAACCAAGAGGCGATTATTATGGATTAGCAATAGAATTGAAGGTTGGTTATAATAAGCCAACTAAGGAACAATTATATTGGCAAAAAGAGTTAAATAAAAGAAATTATAAATCTTGTGTTTGTAAAGGAATAGATGAAGCATTAGATACAATAATCAATTATTTAAATGAAAGTTAAACCTACATTCTTCAACACAAGAAAAGACCGCTTACATTGGGATTACATAGATACTAACAGTTACCTGTTTACAATTTTATTTGAGAGTGGTGCGGAGTTATGTTTTGTTTTACGAGATTTGAAAAAAAACAATTCTATAAAGAATTATATTTATAAAAGGTTACATAAAAGATTTGGAAACATAGCAGAGGTAGATATTTCTAAAATCTCAAGTGTAGAATATAATTTAATGAAGCAACTGAATATACCCTCTATAATAAAAATATGTTAAACGAATACCTTGTAGCAAACTATGATAAACTAAAGGATATGGTTTATAATATAAGTAGTGGCAGGGGTTCAGATGATTTATTAAGTTTTGTAATTGAAGAATTATATAAATGTGATCAAGATAGAATAAAAGAAATTATAGATAAAAAGCAAATGACATTTTATGTGGCTCGTGTAATGGTTAATCAATTCTTTAGTAAAACAAGTAGATACTACTATAAATACAAAAAGTATTATGAATATCACGTTTCGCAAATAGTAGAACAAATTACCGAAGATGAAGTTGATTTTATAATAGAAGAAAAGGAATTAATAGAAGAACGGTTAAATTGGATAGATGACAAATTAAAAGATTTATATTGGTTTGATGCAGAGGTTTTTCGCATATATTACCGAGAGGGCTTTAGTTTAAATCAGATGCAAAGAGAAACTAAAATAAACCGCAACACCCTTCACAAAGCAATAACAAATGTAAAAACCTATTTAATAAATGAGAAATAATATGTTACAAAACGAAGAAGATTTTATAGCTAATGTTTTAGTTGGAGTCACAATTATGGCATTAATAACTTTATTTTTAATAGCACTATGGTAAAAAGTAAAGGATTAGGTGATTCAGTAGAAAAGGTATTAAAGGCAACAGGAATAGATAAAGTTGCTAAAAAAATACTTGGTGATGATTGTGGGTGTGAGGAACGCAAGAAAAAACTAAACCAAATGTTTCCTTATAGTAGACCATTTACTGATGATGAAATGTCTATATATGAATCGGTATTACCTAGATTGGATAAAGGAACAATAACAAGAGATGACCAGGCTATTATGGTAAAACTATATAATAAGGTTTTTAAAGCCAATAAAAAACCAAGTGGTTGCAGTAGTTGTGTTCAACAAACATTAAGTAAATTAAAAAAAGTATATCAAAATAGTTGTAAAACAAATGGCTAAAAGAATAATATATGATCATAAAATAAAAAAACGCAAAAAGCGTAAAGGTATACATAGTAAAAATAATAAACCCATTAAAAAATATAGAGGACAAGGGAGATGAATAAAGAAAGCCAAATGTTTAGATTTTGTTTGCGTTGTGTAAGAATGACCTTAGTGAAAAATAATTGTTGTAATTTTTGTAAAGGAAAATTTTTAGTAACATCACACAAGGATGATTTGAAGTTAATGCCTAGAAAGAAATATGAAGAAGCATACTAAAATATATATGCAGTTCTTCGATTATGGAGAACAATCGTTTGTTATGTGTGAAATGTGTCAACAAGACCGTGCAGTAGACATTCACCATTTAAATTCACGTGGAATGGGTGGTAGTAAAAATAAAGATTACATAGAGAATCTAATGGGCTTGTGTAGAGATTGCCACAATAAGGCAGAGTCAGATTCGGCATTTAATATGTTCTGTAGGATAAAACACCTGGAGAATGTATGCCACCAAATATATGCTAACCAAAAAAGATTTAAGAAATGAACATAGAATTAATAGCTATAAATAAACTAAAACCCGCTACATATAATCCACGACAGATTAGCACAAAGCAGTATAAAGATTTAAAAGAATCTATAGAGCGATTTGATTTGGTAGATCCCATAATAATTAACAAAGATTTTACAATAATAGGTGGACACCAACGCTACAAAATATGCAAGGAATTAAAACACAAAGAAATTGATTGTGTAGTATTAGACCTATCAAAAGAAGAAGAAAGAGAATTAAACATTAGATTAAATAAATCAGGTGGTGAATTTGATATGGATGTTTTAGCTAATGAATTTAATATAGATGATTTAGTTGATTGGGGTTTTAAGCATATTGACTTAGGATTAAATGTAGATAAAATACAACAAGACTTATCAGATAAAATAGATTTACAGTATAAAATAGAAGTAGAAGTAATATCTGAAAAAGAACAAGAGGAATTGTTTAATGATTTAACAAAAAAGGGATATATATGCCGAATTTTAACATTGTAAAAGAAGTAAAACCAAAAAAAAGTTTTAGAGTAAGCTCAATTATAGGTAAATTTGATTTACAAACAGAACATATTAAAGAACAATTTACAGGCAATATAGATTTAGATGATAATTGGCAAATAGGCGTAATTGTTGGAAGTAGTGGTAGTGGTAAAACTACAATAGCAAAAGAGTTATTTCCCGATAGTTATATTACAGACTTTAAATATAAAGAAGAAACAATTTTAGATGATATGCCTGAAGATAAAAGTGTAGATGAAATTACTAGAACTTTTAATAGTGTAGGTTTTTCTTCTCCACCAAGTTGGTTAAAACCATATTCAGTATTATCTAATGGACAAAAAATGAGAGTAGATTTAGCTAATGGATTATTACAGGACAATGAGTTAATGGTCTTTGATGAATTTACTAGTGTAGTAGATAGAAATGTAGCACAGATAGGAAGTTATACAGTCCAAAAAGCAATAAGAAAGACCAAAAGAAAATTTATTGCTGTCAGCTGTCATAGTGATATAGTCGATTGGCTCTTGCCTGATTGGATATTTAATACTGATTCTATGACCTTTCAAAAACTTGAAGGGCAAAAAAAAAATA